TGTTATGGGGCTCTGGACTTCATCCATTGGCATTATTGGTCTTGCTCTTAACCTTCGTGCTTACGATTTTGTATCTCAAGAGGTTAGAGCAGCAGAAGATCCTGAGTTCGAGACGTTCTACACCAAGAACATCCTATTGAATGAAGGACTCCGTGCCTGGATGGCTCCTGTAGATCAACCACATGAGAACTTTGTGTTCCCTGAAGAGGTCTTGCCAAGAGGCAACGCTTTGTGATATAATATGAGGGTCGTTGACCCTCTTTTTTTATGTCTGAAGATCCCAAAGAAATTACAGTTGATATTCCAGCAGAAGTTGTAGATGATAATATTGTTCAGGAAGAAACTCCCCAAATGACCGATAAACAACTTCGTAAATTTCAACGTGATAGAGTTACTCAGATCAATCGAGTTCTAAAAAATATTCGTAGGAGAGAAAAAAATCCTCTTACAGCTGTCAGAAAAATGGACAATAAATAATTTACCATTGAAAGTACCTTAATGAAACACGTATTGTTTACCCTTTATGGGTGCGATGCAGATCTTCTAGATGATGAAGACTACATTAGAGAGACTCTATTTAAAGCAACAGAACACATGGGTGCTACGTTCATTAATACACATACACATAAGTTTGAACCTCAAGGAGTCACTGCAGTAACATTGCTTGCAGAGAGTCATATTAGTATTCATACTTGGCCGGAAAAGAACATGGCAGTTTGTGATGTGTTTACTTGTGGAAATGTGAATCCTCGTAGGGGTGCAATTTACATGGGACGTAAATTAAAAGCAGAAGATTATACTGCAAAAACTGTAGACCGAAGCAGAGAGTTTTACTAATATGGAAGCAGTAGTTTACACAAAAGAAAACTGTCAATGGTGTGAGAGAGTTAAATATCTTCTCAATCATATTAATATTGACTATCTAGAGTATAAATACGAAAAAGATTTCACCAAAGAACAATTTTATGCTGAGTTTGGAGAAGGTGCAACTTTCCCACAAGTTTCAATAGATACTCAGCACATTGGTGGATGTAAAGAAACCCTACATTATCTGCAGGAAAAAAATCTGATATGACTAGTTCAGAAACAATCTGTCAATTCGTAGATACCATCATAGATGAGTACTCTATAACAAAGAAAAAAATTCGTGTAGACTTTTTTAAGTATTTTCAGTCAGAAGAAATAGACAGAAAATCTATTAATGACTATGCAACCAATCATATTCATCAGGTGACTGAAGTTTTGGAAGAGATAGATGGAGCATTGGATGGAGATGAAATTCTCTCAGAAGCTTATGCACATTTTAAGAAACCAGAATTGAGAGAATTTAAATCTTTACTTGACAGATTTGTTGAAGACGTAGAAAAATACAAAGATTCAAAAAGAATCACACGTCGAAAGAAACAAAAAACTCCAGATCAACTGGTTAAGGGCTTGCATCTTTGCGAAGAACCCGTTATAATAGAGGGGAAGAAATACATCCCTGTCCCTAAAGAAGAGATCATTGGTGCTAAATCAATCTATCTCTTTAATGTACAGACAAAAGATCTTTTGTTTCTAAGCGGCAATTCATTGACTTGCAAGGGTGCAAAGATTCTTGGTTACGATGAAAAACCTTCTGGATTAAAGAAGGCAAAAAAAATTGCTGAGACTTTAGATCGAGTTCTTGAATCTCAATCTTATAATTGTCAAACAATTTTTCAATTGTTTCCAAACAAATCCAGACCAGTTCCCAGAACTGTGTCTCCAAACTTTATGCTACTCCGAGTATTAGACTAATGACAACAATCCCTGACAAGTATCTAAATACTAATGTAAGGGCTATGATAAGTGGAGGTATTGAAGAGTCAGAAGAATCTGAACCAGAAGACCAACAACCAATCCTCCACCTAAACAAAATGATTTCTTGTTTCAAGAAAAAATATAGGTTGGAGGTATCACTTTTTAAAGAAGATACACAAGGAGAATCGACATGACAGAAGTAACGACATTGTTTTTTAGTTTTATGTTCTGTCTTGCAGGAGTTGCCATAGGATTCATTTTTGGATGGTTTGGTAACGGATATTTTATATCTTATATGGAAGCAAAGTTTCAACCACCAATTCACCCAGAAATGATGGATGATGAAGGATTTCTTGTTAACGAAGAATTACTCGCTGTACGTTTTATTGATGAGGATGAGTTCGATGATTATGATGAGGACTAACAATGATCTTAGTTGACATGAACCAATGCATGATCAGTAATCTGATGATGCAGGTCAAATCAAATGATGGATTGGATATTAATCTTGTTCGTCATATGGTTCTTCGTTCTTTAAAACATTATAAAAAAACATTCAGTGAGGAATTCGGACAACTAGTTCTCTGCTACGATTCTAAATTTTATTGGAGGAGGGAACTGTTTCCATTCTATAAACAAAATCGTAAAAAAGATAGAGAAAATTCTCATCTAGATTGGAGTGCTATCTTTGAATGTCTAAACAAAATTCGTGATGAGATCCGTGATAATTTTCCATACATTGTGATGGAGATTTATGGTGCAGAAGCTGATGATATTATCAGTGTTCTAACTCAGTATGTATCGGATAATTCACAAGAGAAAACTTTGATTCTTTCTGGTGATAAAGATTTCTTACAACTTAGTAAGTATTCTTTTGTACAACAGTACAATCCTATTCAAAAAAAGTATTTGACTCTGGATAATCCAAAGGAGTTTTTGATAGAACATATCATCAAAGGAGATAGAAGTGATGGCATTCCAAACTTCTTATCTGATGATGATACTTTTGTATCTGGGAAGAGACAAAAACCTATCAGTAAAAAGAACTTGGTAAAGTGGATTGAACAAAATCCACATCAGTTCTGTATGAATAAACAACAATTCAAAAACTATCAAAGAAACAAAAGATTGATTGACTTGAGCTGTATACCAGAAGAACTCAAGTTTAAAATTGTAGAAGAATTTGAGTTGTTAAATAGAAATGTAAAACGAGGAGTTCCAATCAATTACTTCTTGGAAAATAATCTGACTACACTATTATCTGAAATGGAGGATTTTTAAAATGTCTGAACTACCAGTTGAAAAGATGCTTGTCTCTGAAGTTCTTCAGAAAGTATCTAATGCTAAAACAAAAAAAGAAAAGATTGCATTACTGCAAAAGTACAAAACACCTGCTCTACAATCAATTTTAATTTGGAACTTTGATGAGAGTGTTGTGAGTATGATTCCTGATGGTGAAGTTCCTTATACTCCCAATGACTCACCTAAAGGAACAGAACATACTCTTTTACTTCATGAATATAAGAAGCTCTATAACTTTGTGAAAGGTGGTAACGATGGACTCAACCAGTCACGCCGTGAAATGATGTTGATTCAACTTCTTGAAGGACTTCATGAAGAAGAATCAAAAGTTGTTTGTCTTGCAAAAGACAGTCAAATTGGCAAGAGATACAAAATTACTAAAGCATGTGTCTCTGAAGCGTATCCAGAAATTCAATGGGGGAATAGGTCTTGAATATAGTCCACAAAGATTGTGATCCTACACTTGCAAACGACAGGAGTTTACCTTACACTGCATATCTGGTAGAATATCTGCAAGATGGCATGACACACTTTGATATTGTAGTAGGTCGTAATCGAGTGGAAATCTTTGATCACTACTGGGATAACTATCGTCATGACTTCAAAAACATGACTCAAACTGAAGGTAGAGTCAATCCCAAACTGTGGGGTGCTCAAGTTAAAGAATCTAAAAAACGCAAATGAGGTATTGAATGAAAGCTAAACTTATTACTGTCACTCCTGACGCTGAACAAACAATGGGTTATGTAGCAAGAGTCAGCAACCCTTCTAACCAGGCCAATCCTAATGTTGCAGGTCTTCTGTCATATTGTATCAAACATGAACACTGGAGTGTCTTTGAACAGTCTTTCATGACTCTTGAGATTGAAACAACTAGAGCTATTGCAGCTCAAATCCTACGTCACCGTAGCTTTACATTTCAAGAATTCTCCCAACGTTACGCAGATTCATCTCTACTTGGTGGTGAGATTCCTCTTCCAGAGTTGCGTCGTCAAGACGATAAGAATCGTCAGAATTCTATTGATGACCTTGACCCATTTGAAGTGCAGACTTTGCAGTTGCAGATGCAAACTTTGTTTGATTCTTCTATGGCATTATATAAACAAATGCTTGATAGGGGCGTTGCAAAGGAATGTGCTCGTAATGTGCTACCTCTTTGTACACCGACTCGCATTTATATGAGCGGGTCGTGTCGTTCTTGGATCCATTATATCTCTTTGAGGTCCGCTCATGGAACACAAAAAGAACACATGGAAGTCGCAGAAGACTGTCGGAAAATCTTTGTTGAACAATTCCCAACAGTCTCAGAAGCACTCGGATGGACTGTTCAGGATTGAAACTAAAGATCATAACGGTAACTGGATTCCTATGAAAGGTTACCGTTTCTTGACA